GACGACCACCACGCCGCGTTGACCGTCACCGCCGCCTGTGTGGTCACGACGCCGGTACTGGACACCCGGCGCAGATCGACCACCCCTAGCACGGGCGCTGCGGCCTGCAACGCAGCGATGGTTTCCCGCGCCGGGGGACGCCCGCCGATGGAATTCTGAAAATCCAGCACCATGATCGGCGCAATCGCGGTCGCCGGGTAGGCATAGCCCGACCACCAAGGGCGACCCGGCTGCCGCACCAGTTGCAGATCGAAGGACGTGAATCCGCCGCCAAGGTCCGATTCCTTATAAGGACCGTCACCGGGCACCGTTTTCCACAGCCAAGCGAAACCATCGCGGGGGTCGATCCACGAAAACGCCAGCGCCCCACCCCGGCAGGTTTCTTCCATGAACGTGCGGAACGTCGCGGCCTGTGTCGCGTCGAACGAAGGGGTTTGGAACGACATGACATGCACCGCCGCCGTCACGCGCGGGCGGGTGATTTCAACGCCTTGCTCCGGTTCGAACGACGCCGCCATGCGGCGCGGTCCACCCCCGAACGTTTGTGCGCGGGGGCGAAGCGGCAGCGATCTAGGCCAAGACGGAACGGGCATCGGGGATCACCTTTTCGCGGGCACGGGTGCCATGTTGTAACGCTGCCGGTTCACGCGGTCCATCTGCCCCGACGCCACAGCGGCTTGGGTTTCCTTGATCACGATATCGCGGATCGTCATGCCGCCCGGTCCAGCCCGTTCCGACTGCGACACGCTCGATCCGGGTGGCGTGATCACGTTCACCTGCAACCCACCACCACTACCACCGCCGCCGCTTGCGTTGACGCCAAGCGCACCGTTCGGACCGCGCGTCAAGGGAAGGATCGCTTCGGGACCGGCTTCGCCGGCGAGTCCGGTCTTGCCCCCGCGCATCGGGAACGTGACGGGCGAATTGACGATCCCACCCTTGGCGTAGGGCTTGACCATCCCGGCCTTACCAAGATCGAGGAAACCGCCCGCCCCAAAGGTCTTAGGCATGAACGCCGCCAACAGGCTGTAAACCTGTTGCTTGAAAACCATCGTCAGCAGTTCCTTACCAAGATCGCGCACCACGGCGGCAGCGTTTTTGCCGCCTTCCGCGATGGAATCCATCAACCGGTCAAGACCGGACAGGGTTGCCTTGGCAACCGACTGACCGAAGGTTTCAACGTCTTTCGCCGCCTCTTTCGCGGCCTTGCCTGCACCCGCCGCACCTTCCTCGACCGACTTGAACCAATCGCGAATGTCAATTTGATCGTCATCCTTCATCCCGGCGATTGCTTCACGAATCGCCTTGACCGATTGCAGCGGTGCCATCATGCCCTCAGACAACTGAAACGCTGCGTCGGCTGCCGATTGAGCGAGTGCATCCGCCTCGGATGCCGCGTTACCAAGACCTTGCGTCACTTCGCCTAGCAGCGCACCCCGAAACATGTCGGTATTGAAAAGGGTGTTAAGGCCGTCGGCTATTGCCCATGTGGTTTCCATGAATCCACCGACCACCTTATTCAAGGCGATCAGGAAAACAGCTTGCAATTTTGCGGCGGCGGCAATGAATACTTGCTGCAAACCTTGAAACATCATGCCAATGCGCTGACCGACTTCCTTGAAAACATCCCACACCATGCTGATCGCCTCGCCGGTGCTGCCGACAGCCTCGGTCAATCGCATGAATTGGTAGACCAGTTCCCCAATGCCCACAATTATCGCGCCCAACCCCGTGCGGATCAGCGCCGCCCGAAGGAATGTCAAAGCACCGGACAAGGTAAAGGTCGCAGCGGCGGCAATTGCCATAGACGCAACCCATCGACCGACAAACAAGCCGGTAATCAGGGCCACCGTGATTGCGATCCGGTCAAGGTTGTTGACGACCAGATTCGCCATCCAGATCGCCGCGTCGGCGACGGCCTCAAACGCGCCGACCAACCATTCGACTTCCTGCCTCAGCACCCCGGCAATCGGCGTGATATCGGACAGACCCTTTCCGGTCTTGGTCATCACCAGCGCCAGCGTGCCGAATATGGTGATCAGCGCGGCAAGGATGCCGCCGACTGCGCCAAAGCCCTGCACGAATTGAGGTACCTGTTGCGTCAAGGCGAGGATCGCCGACTGACCACCGGCAACCTGCACGGAAAAGTCGGATACCTGCATCCCGAATTGCTGAATCAGGCGACGGTTGCGCATCACCGATCCGCCCATGCCGTCAACGCTTTGCCGAAGTTGTTGGACGTTCTGCCGCGCCCCACGGAAGGCGGCTGCCGTGGCGTTTTGCGCGGTGATCCCTAGTGCAACGTTCGCCTGCGCCGCCATGTCACTTCTTCCCTTTGCTGTCCATCCATTTCAAGAACGCAATCCATTGTCGCAGACGCCACAGGGGAAGCGCAAGCACTTCCTCGACGTGACATTGTAGATGGTTTGCGAGGATGAACGCCAGCAACAGATGGTTGTTGCTGGCAGCCGTCAGTTTCCCATTTCTTCCTTGATCGCTTCGTCGGTGATTTCCGACTGTTGATCAGGGAACAGGGCAGCCCGGATGCGGTTGATCTTCGCCAGATCGACCCGCAGCAGGAAGGGCTTATCTTCCATGTCGAAAACCTTGTCGCCTTGCTCGGTTTCGCACTTGGCGATCAGCAGATCGACCGTCGCGGAAAGGGTCGGCGCTTCGGCAAACTTGGGGTGACGTTTCATCAAAGCGTCAAGGTCGGCACCGGTCAGCGGCTTGGCGTACAGGGTCGTATCCTGACCACCAAGCGGAACCGTGATGGAATTGCGGTCGTAACCGCCGATTTCGACCTTCAAACGTTCGGCGAAGATACCCATTAGACCACCGCCGATTCAGCAAGCGCACCGTCGCCGATGAAGGAAACGGTCATTTCAACCAAGCCTTCGTGCGACGACTTGATGACGCGCTCGGTGATGCGGATTGACCCGGTAAGCTGGACGTTGCCGCTCGTGTTGCCCGACGGGAAGAACGACGCCGTGAGTGCCGCGCCGGTCACCAGCGCGTTCTGCCCGGTCGTGTTGGTGATATCGTGCAGCACGTCCATGCTTCCCGACCACGACCGGAAGGTGCTTTTGTTGGTGCGCCACGTATCGCCCATGACCGTATCATCAAGCGTGTCGCTGGTGGATTGGATTTCGAAGGCACGGATTTCGGCGATGGGGTTCGCACCCAACCGAATCGTGCCGTTCTGACCGGTGTAGGTCGCCATAATGATCCCTCGTTAAGTGATCGTTTCGGGGTTGGTCGGCAGAGTGCGATACAGGATCGCGAAAGTCAAGGTCAGGACACCAAGGGAACGATCCCCGTCGGTACGGATAGCCAATTCGGATTGGGTCAGGTCGGTTTTCAACACCAGACCGCCAAGGTTCGACCGACTCAGGCGCGATTCGATGAATACCGCGTGCGCGTCAAGGTCGTCGTCAACGGTCGATTCGTCACCGACCATGATCGCCTCGACCACAAGCGACAATTCCCGTGCCAGCGCCCCCGGTGTTGACATGCCCGGTTCGATGGATTCCGCGATGGTATAGACCAGATATCGGGGCATCTGCGCCTCGGTCGTGGGGTACTGCCGCGACATTTCCACAGTCACCGATCCGGCAAGTGCGGCGGCAGCGGCTTCCCTGATCTGTCTCCGGGCGTGCGGCATGTCAGTCAACGATCCGTTTCAGATACCACGTCACGACGCCCGTGCCGTCATAATCGGGCGTCTTTGCTTCGTAAGTCGTTCCTTCGATTTCCAGCGTCGAACCGGGGCGGATCGGTGCCGCTTCGGGACAGATGAATTTCGCGGATCGGACCATAACAACCCGCTCGTCCTGTGTGGGGATTTCTTCGGATTGATTCTCAAAAATTCCGTTGACGGTGTTGAATCCGTCCACCAGCGCAGCCGTGGCGAAGTCGGCGGTACTGAATACCGCCGACAGATCGTCAAGGATGAATTTCCCCGGCATCACTCGGTCGTGCCACCGGGCAGCCCGCCCGGAAGGCCGACGGCGCGATTGGTCTTTTCGTCCTTGGTGGGCTTGATCGTTTCCGGTGCTTCGGTCGTCTCGACCAAGCGTCCCATGCCGACCAACACCTTAACCATCTGCGGATCGAATTGGTCGGTCAAGTATTCACCCGGTTCCATCGACTTGCCGTCGGCAGAGAATCCGCGCGGTGCGACAAGGTAGGTTTTCACTTCCTCAGTCATGTCTCTGTTTCCTTCACGAAAAAAACCGGGGCGGATCATTCCGCCCCGGTCGATGCGTCAGATCAGACGCCGTTGCGGTTCCATGCGAACGACTGTGCGTGACGCACCGCGATATCGCAGGTTTGGAACGCGATGATCCGCAACCCGCCCTTGAGGGCAAGCGCAGCGTAGTCGAATTGCAGGTCCAGACCGGACCAGAAGCCAACCAGCAGATCGGACCAGTTGCCGAAATACAGGTTGCCGTCGGTGCCCTGATTCGACCGGATCGCGCGGTAACCGTTCAGCGTGTTGCCGGGTTCCCACACGGTCATGCCGGTGCCCGCAAACTTCTCGGTCGTTTTCAGCGCACCGGCCATGTTGGTGCGCAGAATGTACGCGAGGTTGCCCATCAGCGCGTTGTCGTCGGCAACCGCCGTTTCCAGCGCGACCACTTCCGCGTAGGTCGGGTTTGCAGCGGCGAAGGCGGTCGGGCGGTTGATGCCGACGACGTTGCGCACGCCGCGCGGCTGCCCAAGGGTGCCGCTACCTTCCAGCGCGGCAAGGTCCAGACCAAGGCCGATTGCAGCCGCGATATCGGACCGGGTGAGGGCTTCGATATCGGGGTTCATCTGTTGACGGGCGCGACGGGTAATGTCGGTGTAGACCGAAATATCCTTCGGACCCATCGTCACGTTGCCATAGGTCGCTTCGCTGGCAGTCGAATCGCCGTGTTCCGCACCGACCCACGTCGCCGACGAAGCGGTGAGTTTCTTCGGAATATCGACGTTGCCCGCCAGACCGTTCAACACGGTCGCACCGGCCTGCATGACCGACATGCTGTTGCGCAGCACGTCAATGAACGAACCGGGGCGGTAATCTTCCGGCACCAGCGCGGAATCGTCGGCCACGTTCAACACGCGATGCGCGTAGTCGCGGGCGAAGATGCTGGAATTGCGCGGAATCCAGTTCCGGGCGACTTCGGCGGGGATCACCGATCCGCGCACCTGCACGCCAGCCGCTTCGGCCACCTGACGGGCAGCCTCGACCGTCTCGATTTCGAAGCGGGCGGCGTCGATATCGCCACGGGACGCACCCGGCGCACCGGCAGCGGCCAGACGCATGACCGAAAAACGATCAACTTCGCGCTGGTTCATGCCGATATCGGACGAAATCAGCGGCTTGTTGCCGATGTTGTCCAGCACGATACCACGGAAGTCGGCCAGCGTACCGCCCTTGCCGACGACTTCATGCGCCTTGTCGGTCATGTTGTGGCGGGCTGCCAGCGAATAGATCGCTTTCACTTCCCGGTCGCGGTCGGCGCGAATTTCCGCGTCACGCTGCGCGAGGGCGCTTTCGCTCCACTGGACAGGCGCGGCGGGGTTCGGCGCAGCGGCGGGCGCGGCGCGCGTTTCTGCGGGGGCCGGTGCCGGTGCCGCAGGGGTCGGTTGGGTTTCGGTCGTCATGGTGACGGACTCCTGTTTGGGTTCGGGTTGACCGGCTTCGACTGCGCGCCCGACGCCGACTGTCTGATCGGCGGGGACACTTACGATGCTCGTTTCGTAGGGACGCCAGCGAATGACCTTGACTGTTCCTGTCTTTTCATTCCGCTCGATCTTCTCGATGAAATACCCGACCGAAATATTCGACCGAATACCGTCCCTCACATCATCAAGAATTTCCTGTGCCAGCGCCGATTTGCCGAAGCGAACCGTCGCGCGCAATTTCTTCTCCTTCGTGTCAAGACGAAGGTTTTCGACCACGCCGATCTGTTTCCGCAGATCGTGATCCAGCAGCAACGGGGCGGACCCGCCACCCATGAAATCCATGTCGATGCATTCGGCGCGGTGATCGAGGATTTCCGTCCCGAACCACCTTTCAACCGGTTGCTCCGACGAAATGCTGATTTCAACGCGACGGTCGTCGCCGATTTCCACGCCCCGAAGGTCGAAGGTAAGCGCGCGTTGCCCCTTCGATCCCTCGATCTTCTGTGTCGCTGTCTCGGTCATGGCGTCCCTCATTTCGGGGCAATTTACTGCGTAGGATCGTCCTGCGCAAGCGGTTGCTGCGCGGGCTGGTTTTTGCTGATCACGGGGATGCCTTTGCCGTCAAGGTACGCATCTTCTTCCGCAATTTCGTCGGCGACGGTCCACCAATCCATGCCGGTTTCAGCGACTTGGTTTTGCAGCGAATTCATTCGCCCTTCACGCGCCTTGATCGCGGCATCAACTTCCTTCTGCGGATCGACCCACGACCACCCGCGACCCCGGAAGCTGGACGCATCAAGGAATTTTTCATAGCGATAATCGGGGATGCCGATATTGCCGAAGTCGAAAAGATTTTGCAGCCATTTCGCATAGACGATCATCGCGAAGCGTTCGATGAAAAACGCCTGCATTCCGCGATAGAAATCGCGATCCGAAAGCGCACCCTGCCGAACCGACGAATAGGACACGTCGGACAGGTCCATTGCCAGATCGAAATAGGACACGCCAAGACCCGCCGCGATGCTGCGGATCATCTGCCGTTCGAAACCGGCGAAGTCGGTCGATGACGTGTTGGGGTTGAACGGGTTGAACCGGTAACCGGGCGGCAGCGCCGTCATCTTGCCGGGTTCAACGTCCATTTCAAGCTGACCTTCGGGTGTGACCGAATCCGCCACGCCCTTAACCGGTCCAGCGTTTTCGTCGCGCTCGAAAAAGCCCATCTTCGCCGCCGCAACGCGACGGTTTGTGACTTCCGCTTCCCGATACCCTGCGATCATCTTCACATCGGTCAGGACGACACACATCGGCGGTTCGCCGCGTGTCTGACCAGCCCGCGACTTGATGTAAAGATGCAGCATTTCCGACGCCGGAATGCGGCGATACCGGCGATTGTTGGTTGACCACACGGTTTCGCCCGGATGGGTCGTCAGAATGTGGTAAGCGATGGGCTTTTCGTCGGCGTCGATTTCGACGCCCATGCGGATGCGGTTGCCGGTGCCCGGAAACGCCCGATTCAGCGTTTCGTCAAGGTGATCCGCCTCGTAAAACCGCAATGCGATCCCGTCGGGGAATTCCCGCCCCATGCGGAAATGCACCAAAACCTCGCCGTCGCGCGCCCACGTCCTGACCGCCATGCGGGACGCTTCGCGGAAGGTCATCATGCCGTCGGCGGTCGCGCTTTTGCACCACTTCGCCCACCGCGCCGCGATCAGGTCGTTCCCGTAGTTGTCGGGTTGCGCGTTCGGTCCGTCGGTGCGCTTCGCCGAAACGCGAAGCTGAAACCCGGTCGCGCCGACCACGTTATCCTGCATCAACGCCATGAACCGGCGCGCGTGCGGGTTGTTGCGTTCCAGATTGCGCGACCGGGCGCGCAGCTTCGGCAGGGCGGTTTCCAACTCCGCATCCGCCGACAGGTAGGATGTGCCGAAATCGCTGTACCGGGCGGCGCTGGATGCGCCGGAATAGCTGCGGATGAAAACCGGTTCCCGGCGCGGTTGCGGCGCGGCGCTGCGGCGAAGGAAATCGAGGATGCCCATCAGCTTGTAAACCTCACTCGGATGGTGTTTTGCGCAGGCAGCCCGTTTTGAAGCCGCGCCGCGTCATCTTCGGCGGCAACCTCTGCCCGATAGTAATTCCGCCATTTGATCAATTCGTCGGCACCCATCTTGTTGATCTGCCGACCGCCGATTGTGTACGACTGCACGGTATCACCCGCGCGCCCTTCAATCGACGCCTCGATTGCGTCCAGCACCTTCCGCGCGTGCGATCTGGTATCGCTCGGATTAACGACCCGGTTCGCCTCGACAAGAAATTCCCCGTCATCAACCTGCACGCGCGCACCGTCGCTGACCCGCGTGATGTACGCGGACCAGTACCAGCGCCCCGGTGCCATCGACTCGGTTTGTGCTGCGGTCAGACTGACCCGCCATTCCCCACTGACAACCGTCGCCGCCGCGTTGACCACAGTCGCGCCACCGGCTGCCGGTCGGATCGCGTAGGTCAGGGAATGCCCGCCGTCGGCGTATTGCACGGTCAGGTCATCGACCCGCCGCCACATGACCAGATCGCCAGCGACGAAACCAGCCGGTTCGGTCGCGGGTGCCGATGCGGGATCGAAAAGGTCAGTCATAGTTGCGCCATCCGTTCACGAATCCGGGCTTTCGCGCCACGTTTTGCTTGGCCTTTGCCGCAGCCGCTTCGCGTTCGGCCTCTAGGCGACGTATCTGCGCCTCTTGTGCCATGCGCTGCCCGCGCAAGTCAACCTGTAGCAATTCAAGGGCTGCGGTCGCATAGACGCGGCAATCGAGGGGTTCATTTCGTGCCCGTGTCTTGACGAATTCTTGCCGTTTGAAGCCCTTATGATACCGGGTGACCAGTTTTTCAGCGGTCAGACCTTCGAAATATTGCAGGGATCGACCGGCAGGGAAATGGCAATATCCCGCCTCGCCGACTTTACTGCGCAACCGGGCAAAAACCAATTCCTTCGCGGTGTGGACACCGACCGGAAACAGCGGGATTTTCCCGTAATTGTTGATCGAGTGGCGACCTACCAGCGGCTTACCCTCGCCGGGAACACCCTTGATCCCGTAAACCCGATCCGCGCCCCGCACGTAGTTGTACGTCTCGTTGGTATAGTGCCCGCCCGTGTCGATGCACATCGCCCGCAGCGTGATTTCGCCGAAAATCGGGTGTACCCACACCTGCCGCCGCAGGGCATCCAATTCCGACCAGATGCCGGGGGCGGTCGGATCGCCGTACAGCACGCGGTAATCGACCGACCACGATTCATTGTCGTCGCCCCACCCGACAACCTCGACCTCGATCCGGTCATCCTGCACGTCAGCGCCAGCGGTCAGAAGGGTTACGCCTTCCGGTACGCGGGTTTCGAATTCTTCGGCGCGGGCTGCCAGCGAATGCCCATCAAGGCGCTGCCCTTCTTCCTCCCACGTTTCGCCAAGGTAGGTGTTTGTCCAGACCCGCAGGCGGGCCGGATCGCCCTGCGCTTCCAAGAATTCCCGCACGCCGTCGGCCATTGTGGCGAACGGGGAAAGCAAGCCGGGGACGTGAAACGACGCGATCCCGGTAAATTCCTCGGTCGCCTTCCAAAATCCGCGCCGAACGGCTTGAATTCGCTGCGCATCGGTCCACAGCGATCCGCATTCGGCGCACATGTACCGGGCTGTGTCCGGTTTTCGGTCGGTCCAGCGCACGTTTGCCCAAACCAATGCCTGCGCTTCGCCGCAATCCGGGCAAATGCACATGCGCTGCCGCTTGTCGCCTTCCTCGTATGCCGCTTCGATCCTCGACGCGCCTTTATTCGTCGGTGTGGACACCATGACGACGATCCGGTTCCAAAACGTCGCGGTTCGCTTAATCGCAAGGCTGATCGGATCGCCTTCTTCGCCCGCAGACACGGGAAATCGGTCAACTTCGTCAAAAAGCACCGCCCGGATCGGGCGCGATGCGAGGGATGACGGTGAATTTGCGCCGACAAGCGTCAAATGACCGCCCGGAAACATCTTCTGCCGGATCGTGGAATTGGAATCGCGCGAATTTTCACCGATTTTTTCCGCCAAAACCGGCGTATCGCGCAACATCGGGGCGATCCGGTCTTTCGAAAACGCTTCGGCCATTTCAAGAGTCGGCTGCACCATCATAATCGGGCTAGGATCGTAGTCGATCAGATACCCGATGATGTTCAAAAGCACTTCGGATTTCGCGATCTGCGCCCCGGCCATGATGACCACACGCCGCACGCGGGGGTCGCTGACACAATCCATCGGTTCGCGCATGTGTTCGACAAGCGCGGTGTTCCATTGACCGGGGATCGCCGACGCCTCGCTAGACAGTTTGCGCCGGTTATCGGCCCATTGCGACACGGTATACTTCGGGGGCGGGGCAAGACATGCCAGCGCCTTCCGGGCTAGATCGTCAATGTCCATCGGCCAATTCCGACAGGGCATCCCTGATCTGATCGTCAAGGATGATCTGCACTTTCACCTGATCATCGACCCCGAACAACAGCGGCGCGGCGGCGAAGGGGATGCGCAACAGGCGCGACTTGACCCGTGTCAGCATTTCGACCCACTTCCGACCAACCTGATCGGCCTCGATCAATTCCCCGCGCCTGACCGCGTTTTCAAGCGCGGCTTTGTCGGCTAGTTCCTTGTCTTTCCGGGCACGTTCCTGCACGGGGTTTAGCTGGACGATTTCGGAATTCACATCGTCAGGGTCAATCGGCGCGTTTCTCCGACTGCCAAGATGCTTTTTTACCGCGCGCCGCCTGACCC